AACTCTACCATAGGAGCGGTTGTGCCACCCATATTCATAATTAGTTTATATGTATTATCCGTCTGAGTTGTAGCCGCTAATAAATGGCTAATCAAAGTTGCTGAGTCGAAACCATTAGCATCTGTTGAACCATCATAAGTAGCACCAGTTCCACCAGCACGTAAGTAACAACTCATAGAACCAGAGATACTACGTGTACCCGTGAATCCACCAATTGGAGTATTCACAACACCTAATTCGTCTGGAGTTAAGTATGTTATACCGTTATCGATACTAATTGAACCACCTGTTAGTACAAGCTTGTAGTATTTATTATTATACGTACCACCGTTCTTGTCCTGTAAAACTACAGTAGATAATTTGTTACGTATAAACTCAGGAGAAAAAATCTTCTGAGTTGCAGAGTCTGATGCCAATCCGACTCCATGACCTGCTGGTAATAAAGTACCTGTTGAAGCACCTGCTGGTGGCATAAATTTAGTACCAGCCTTAAGAGGTGTATCGTTTTGTGTTACTTCTTCCAAAGTTTCACCTTGACCACTCCACGCAATTTGCGCGATACCATCGATACTAAAATCAATTTCTGCAGTATTAACTAATGCTTTGTTGATTCTATAGTATGTTTTATTTGATGTACCAGCTTGATCTGATAATTCAAAATAAATATACAATGGTAAAAGAACATCCTTATTGGATAAACTTGTGTCACCTGTCATACCTGTAGCTGCAAGTCCTTCTGTGAAACTAGCGAAGGGCGTCCAGATAGTATTATCTGGGGTCGATACAGTAGCTCCTGCTGTTAGCAGGGCTTCCCATAATAGTTTCTCTACAGCACTAGAATATGCTGCTGGAGTAGTTCCTGCCGTACGCTTGTATGGACGAATGTATGTAGTAAAAGACCAGTCTACTGGGTTTCTAGCCGTATTGTAAGATTTCTTACCACGGTTAGAGTCAGTACCTGCCTCGAATAATGTTATTTCCGCCGTAGCAGTAGTTTGCGTAAATGAAAAACCATCTAATACGTTTAATTCGTATGTATTAGCGTGTTTCATAGTAGCAGGGTCATTGACCGTGCTAATAAATACTCTACTATTACGGATCAGATTAATATGGGCGTCTGCCATTATCTGTCTCCTTTAAAGTTATATTTCATATTGGGCCTGCAACTGGAATTCTCCAACACCTATTGGTGCTAGTAATCCTTCGTCCGTAGTTATTGAGATAATTCTCAAGTCTGCTACTTTCCTTTTAGTTCCATACCCTAAATCAGAGTTTTCTTCTATCTTTCTTTCAACTTCATACAATACATTTTCCAATGCTAGGACTGGGTCCTCTTCCTGGACATATATTCTAACCGTTAGAGTTAAATACCCCCACTTAAAAGCGCCGGGTAAATATTCTCTTGTTTCATTTCCTGCCGTAATCCCTACAAAAGGGAAGTCTACGATTTCATCCCAGAATACTAACTTATCAGTTACATTTTGGTATAGGTCACATAGGTACACATTAGGAACTTTAACTTCACAAGTATAAATAAAACTGTCTAAGTTCATCAAAGTTGTAAAACTAGACTCGGTAGGGGTGCCACTTAATTCTACCACTTGGTAGCCTACGGTAGCATCCATTCCTGCAATAGCTGCAGGTATCGAAGCATAGTGTGTTAACGAGTTAAATAATTTATTAGTCCCAGTATCTACAATAGAAACACTAGAAGAGGTCCCAGTGGACGTACTCTTAATCTCTATCTTGCCTGAGCTTCCTAAAAATTTAACCGTACAACCTCCTACTAAACTTTCTACTTTATTAACTAAAGCATTATAGTTGTAAGCATCACTACCAAGAATGGAAACACTATTAGCGATTCCATCCATAGTAACTGTTGCAGTATAGGTTGTACTTGCATTTAATCCTGTAAGATCGGTTTGTTCGGTTGAAGAAGGACTTAAAATAATCCTCTGATAACCGTTAGTTGGATCAGTACCATCTACAGCATTTTTTATTTTTACATAACCGCTTAAATTTGAAAATAGTCTTCGAGAACCTATGTCTCTAAGTGCTATTTTCGAAGTGCTACCAGGGGTAGCGTTTGTTATTCTAAGGTCATTGTTTCCATCGAGGCTTGCGGTAGCTCCTCTCAATGACGCATTGAATAAATCTAATAAGTTGCCGAATGTTGGTGCTGCTGAACCAGCAGTACTAAACTTTTGTGTAGCGGCAATCTCATTTAATTTGGTAACTAATGATTTTACTATCTTGGCTCTTGCAGACATCTTTACTCCACATTACGATAGAGATCTAATACCCTTTTAATATGTGGTGGAAAGTCTGTAGACTTAACATGCTCCACTGAACTATCTCCTAAAGTCTTTCTAGGGATTTGTTCTTTTCTCAAGTAATAAGTAATTAAATCATATGTTGCTAATTTTAAATCTTTGGGGACACTTATAGAGTCGTAACCTCCACGGTATTTTACTCTTAGTCCTTTAAATATATTTCTGGTTAAAAAGGGGGTTAAGTCCCTAATGTCAGATCTAATACCATCTTCGTCTACGAAGTAATCCGTATTTTCTACTAAAGCAGTATAAGTTACTCCTCCATCATTAGAATATGAGACATCGATAGAATATGTTGAATCAGAAGGCAGTATAGGCCATTCTGTTGTATAAACTTTTGTAATTTTTGTTGTGTCAAAGTATTCAGTTTTGGTCACATTGTACCAGTCGCAAAATGTACGACCACAGTAATTTTTTACTAATTCACTAACGTGACTTGTTAAAACTGATAATTTGGAATCACTGGTTCCTGACGTAATGCCTTGATAATCTTTGTACTCATCGGATGTTACAAGTTGAGGCATAATTTTTCGTTTCTCCAGTTAAATAGGGAAATTGAGAGGCCTAAGCCCCTCAATTATTAACTAAGTATTAAGTATACTTAAGTAGTGCTACACCACTAGCTGTAGTAGCGGAAACTTGGTCTAAACCAATGAAACCCGTACGCATGCTAGAAACGATAATAGACTTTTGCTCTTCGATAGAACGATCTGACTCTGTTACCAAACCACGAAGTGTTCCGGTTTTAAAGTACTTAGTGTTTACAATCACTGAGTGTGCTTTACCTGTAGCTGCTGCTTCAAACTTATCTGAAACAATAACCTTAGATCCTGCGATAGAACCTACGTAACCTTTAATTTGCACTAACTGAGAATCAGTTACTTTATCTGCACTAGTAAAGGTAGCGTCGTCGATTAAATCGAAGTACACTGTAGGTGATACAACATATACTAACTCACCAGGATTCTGACCATGTAAGCCCATAGCACGACGTGCTGCGGCGAAGTCAGCAGCTACAATCTTAGCTGATGCTGCCTTAGGAGTCTTAGTTGCTGCAGCAGTTGCCCACGAAGCAACACCACGAACTGGGTCGAATGTTACACCTGCGGCTGTTACACCAGTACCACGTAGTAACGCTGTATCCATTGAATTAGCGATACGTTGAGCCATGTGACCACGAACGATAGGAAGAATTGCAATCAATGCATCCTCATCCTCTTCGTAACCAATGTATTCCTTAGTCACTAACTTATGAGCCACTAGTGTGATCTCTGTTAAGTTGGTATTAGTAGCTGTTCCTGTAGAACCAGAACCACGGTAAGAACCCGAATGGATCCATTCACCAGTTGATGCTCCAGGATTAACAGGAATACGCATGTTTTCTGTAGACATGTTGATGTTATCAAACAACGGTGCTACTACTAATGATTGTGTTGCCACATCATAAACATTTGCATTAAACTCAGTTTCCCAGTCTATATCAGCTACACCATGTTGACGTCCAGACTTAGTTACTAGGTTATCATAGTACTTAGTGTCCTTCATATCACGTCTTAAGATTTTAGCTAGTAATACTGAATTCATCTTCTCTTCTGAAGTGATTGCATCCACTTCTTCTTGAGTAGCGAATTGCATCTTAGAATTACGTAGAGCTTCCATTTCATCTTTGTTTTCTTTAAGTTCAGCGTGTAAGCCTTCTATAAGATCTTTTAATGACGCATCATTATTTTCCAAACGCTTAGCAACTTCTGCTTCTAAACGCTCTACACCAGTTGAAATAACTTCAATCTGTGCAGTTTTCTTTTCTTCTGTAGCTTTAGTTTCGGCTTCTTGTGTTGCCTTAACTTCCGCTTCGATAGTAGCTTGTTCTGCAGCAGCTTTATCAGCAGCAGCTTTCTCCATAGCCTCCATCTTGAGTGTTAACTCTTCTAATTTATCCATATTTAATTTCTCCTTTAGGATAGTTTCATTACTTGCCTCTGAAGATTCATCAACGATTGTTTCCGTTTCTTCAGGTTCAATGTACTCTTTTTTAAAGTCTGCATAGTCTTCACCTAAAGCTTTTGCAATGCTAAAAGTAGAGTCTTGATTTGCAGGTACTGAAACCACTGAAATCTCAAGTAGTTCCAAATCTTTGATGTTAAAAGTATCACTTTCTCTATCATACTCAGCGTCTTTGATGGAAAATCCGACGCTGAATGTCTTAAGAATGTTCTCTTTGATCAAAGAGTATACTTCGCCAGCTGCAGAAGATATTTCTGCAACTACTTCCAGACCTTTAGCACTAACGTTGTAATCAACAGTAGTACCGATAGGTTTAGAATGATTATGATATGCTAATACAATAGGATTTTTTAAGTAATTGTCCATTCCGCCCTTTAACCAAGCAGTTTCTTCAATTACATCTCCTGTACGATCTTTGATCGTAGTATTTGCATATCCTTTAATCTTTAAAGTATCAGTATCCTCTGAGAGTATTTTCTCAAAGGAACCGACTAGGTTTAAAGTTTTATTAGTCATGCTTTTCTCCAATTTTATTGAGTTGGCACTGATCCACTAACACTTATAATTATACCAGGATTTCTTAATTTTGTCAAGTGAAAGTTTTAATTTTTTATTCTTAAACTAAGTTGATCAATGCTTTTGTCCTCCTCACTTTGAGTAGGCTTACCTCCTTCAGAAGGATTTGCAGCAGATCCTGCAATATTAGCAGGTATCTGTCTATCATCTCCACCCTCAAGTGCTTCTAACCTTAGCTGGGCTCTCGCCTCATTTGGGGTCATGATACCTGAATTTACTAAGGTAGCTAAGTAGGCGGCCTGGTCTTTTACTTCTGGTAGTAAGGCACTAACTGTTTCCGTAATAGGAGATACATTATACCCAAAATGTTTTCTTATAGCCGCTGAAAACTTCAGAACTAGAGGAATTATTGTGGTTTGATACATCAATCTCATATTAGGTTTAATGTTAGCATTATTTCCACCATCTAAAAGAATCGGTGGAACTCCTATCGCTTTCAAAATTCTTATTTCGTGCTCTTTAACTGCATTCTCGAAATCTAAGTCTTTGAAAGTATTATCTACCATTGGTTTGATATCTAAGTCACCATCTAGAACTACTGGTCTACGACCACCACTTTCTGGATTATATTTCTGTGACCAGTTATCAAGTAGTCTTTGTTTTACTTTATTAGATAATACATTTGGACTCTTTAATATTAAGCCAGGTACTGCTCCATTCTTGAAGAAGTTAGTCTGGAATCTTAACATTTTAGTGAGTCTATCGATAGATCCATAAGCAGACTCTAATCTAGAAGTGCCTCTAAATATACTGTCTGCTGAGTTATCTCTGATATGTATTACTTCTGTAGCTTTAAATTTAACAGTGTCATACTTATACCCTTTAATAAATTCCTTCTTATCTGTCTCTATTTCAACAGACTTAGCTGGTAAGTGGTATAGATGCGCGCCGTCGTAGTATATAAATATATTACCATCCATAATAAAGTCTACAAAACACGCTCTCTTAAAGGTGTCTGCACTTTGGTACGGGTTAGGTGCGTGATTTATTAAATTATCTAATTTCTTTAGTCGAATAGTTTCGGTGGCTAGTCCATGTATTCTTTCGCCTATCTCAAACTGCAATTCCGCAGCTGAATCAGCGACCATGTTAACTCCACGATTTATTACTTCAATATCATCATATGCGTTAGCCGATTTAACACCCGCTACATAATCTGTATATATATTATCTCCTTCTTCCCTTACAATACTTCCTTGTGCGGGATTTAATTTGTCTATTAAGCTATCAAGCCATTTCATATTTTAACCTCTGTTTTTCAACCCAATTAGGTTGTTTATTTGCGGTCGCTAAAGAAGGACGCTTTCCATATACTCCATGAAGCTTTACGTGATGTGGGTGACAGAGTGTAACTGTAGCATTATATACTTCTTCATAATGTTCAGTTATAAACCTGTCCCTAATATCCATAATTTCTTCGGGGGTTCTTGGATTGTATTTATTCTTTGCTAACCATCTATCTAGCATCATAGTCATTGAATTGTAGTGGTGAAAGTCTAACTTATCACTACTACCACAAATTTCACACTTATCACCTTTGTGATATTGCGACTTTGCTTTATCTCTAACGTATTTAACTAGATCCCTTTTTAATGCCATATGTACCTCACTCTAATATCTCCATGTGACCAGAGTGTGTGTACAATGCGTATCTAATAGCATCTGCCATATGTGAGTAGTGGTCATGGAGAGGACGTTCCTTCAAAAGATTCTCACGGGGGTCCCATCTATAGTTATCAAACGTGTCAATAACATTTAAACAGTCCTTATCTATCGTAATCCTACCGGTTTCTACCATTGCAGAGACAAATCCTATTCCGTCTAAAACTGACTTCTTAGCGTTAATAGTGCTAATGTCATAGTTTATAGCGAAGTCGTATCTTGTCTGTGCTGCGGCACTATCGATATAGATATAGTCTAGTCCGTACTTATCTTCTAATCTCTGTATTTGCTCTGCGTGATACTTAGTTGTTTGTCCAGATTCTTCGTACTCATCAATAAAGTAGAATTTTCCTTCCTCGTAATCATGTGCTATCACACATAGTGCTGTTTCGTCCTTGAACCCTAAGTCTAATCCGGCAATTATATCTAGCTTACTAAAATCTACTCCTGACAAGTCTTGGATACAATTTTCATCGAGTTGCCAAATTTGTCCAGAGAAAGTAGTAAAGTCTGCTAAATACTCTTGCGCGAACTCTGATCTTGACATAGAGTTCTTAGCTTCCTTAATATCATCCTCTTTGACTCTAGGATTCTCTCTGTAATCAGAATGAATCGAAGCCCATTGAGGATACTCATTTGACCCACCTCGGTCATATAGCTCTTTAAACCAATTACCTTTTCCACGAGGAGTACTAATAAATATTGCTTTAGAATTAGTAGTATCTAGTGTAGGTCGTAATTGGATGTTGAATGAATCCATACCTGCTGCAAGGGCCGCTTCATCGTATAATATTAAATCATACGATCTACCAACCACAGAATCTGCTTGAGTAACTGAACCAATGCGAATACTTGATCCATTCGTTAA